GACAGAACGCAATGCAAAGAATGACTTTGTTGATGCAACGTTTCATGTATTTGGAGGTGCTGATAATCCAGTGCACCAAGTTATTGAACTATACAAGAGACATAGTAGATGTCAGGTGAATAACATCTGGTCATGCACACCAGTCGAAGCATCATTTATTAAATATGCTATTAATACATTTCTTGCTACTAAGGTAACATTCTTCAATCAGTTGAAAGATGAGACTGACAGATTCGGTTGTGACTTCGAAACCATTACTGATATCATAAGTCAAGACAAACGTATTGGTAATAGTCATATGCAAGTCCCAGGACCTGATGGTAAACGTGGCTTTGGTGGCGCATGTTTCCCCAAAGATACGAATGCAATGTATAACTTTAGTAATGACTTTGAGTTGTTGAAAAGTGTGTTGACAATCAATGCAGACTATCGTATAATATATGACTTAGATGCACGTGAAAAAGAAATGAATGTAACATTTGGAGAAAAGTAAATGTCAATAATGGATAAACTTAAAAAGAACTCAAAGGTCAAAGGTACTGCTGTACTGAGTAACTCAGAGTTCTTTGGTGAAAAAGAAGTAACACCAATCGACGTACCGATGCTGAACGTAGCATTGTCTGGTCGTCTAGATGGTGGCTTAGTATCTGGTCTAACAGTATTAGCAGGTCCTTCGAAACACTTCAAGACATCGTTTGCACTGAAAATGGCAAGCGCATATTTAAAATCAGATCCCGAAGCAATCATTCTGTTTTATGATTCAGAGTTTGGTTCGCCACAGTCTTACTTCGAAGCATTTGATATTGACTTAGAACGAGTGTTACATACACCGATTACCAATGTCGAAGAGTTAAAGTTTGACTTGATTAGTCAACTCGAAGAACTAGATAAGAAAGATAAGGTTATGATTGTGATTGATTCAATCGGTAACTTGGCATCTAAGAAAGAACTCGAAGATGCAATCAATGAGAAATCTGTTGCTGATATGTCACGAGCAAAAGCACTGAAAGGTTTGTTCCGTATGGCTACTCCGTACTTGACAATGAAGAACATTTCGATGCTTGCAATCAACCACACATATAAAGAGATTGGTTTATTTCCTAAAGATGTTGTTGGTGGCGGTACAGGCATTTATTATTCAGCAGATAATATCTGGATTCTAGGGCGTCGTCAGAATAAGACAGGTCAAGAAATCACAGGTTATGATTTTATTATCAACGTTGAGAAGTCGAGATATGTTAAAGAAAAATCGAAGATCCCTATCTCAGTATCTTGGGATGGTGGTATTGAACGTTATAGCGGTTTGCTTGACGTTGGTCTTGCAGGTGGTTTTGTTGTCAAGCCTAGTAATGGCTGGTACCAAAAAGTGGATACTGACACAGGCGAAGCCGTGGGTACTAAAGCACGTGAGAAAGATACGTTGACAGAAGAGTTTTGGTCTGATATACTATCTAATCAAAAGTTCATCGATTTCGTACAAGCACAATACCAGATTGGTTATAAAGCAGAAGTTGATTTAGATGAAGTTTTAGATTTAGCCCAGGAGTAAGTATGGCTATTCAACAAGTGAGCGAAGGTGTTGACTATGAGTTGACACCCGCAGACGAGTTATCTAACGAGCAGGCATGGAACGTACGTATCCTTGAAGGTGATTATGTCGAGACGGTTATCCGTTTCGGCAACATCGGTGTCGATATTGAGAATGAAGCATTAACATTTAACTTCAGTATCGTATCAACACCCGATGATACACTGACAGAAGATGACGAGCCTTTCCAAGAATATGCTACGTTGATACTTGATAATATATTAGAAAATGCGATATCGCAAGATGCATTAGTTATGGGAAATCCGAATGACGACACCGATTGAGTTAGAACAGATTATTCTTAGAAACTTATTAACGAACGAATCTTTTATGAGAAAGGTTGTTCCGTTTCTTAAGAAAGAATACTTCGAAGGTAATACCAAGTTTGTATTTACTGAGATTACAAAGTTTGTGGGCAAGTATAATAAGTTGCCTACACTCGAAGCATTCAAAATCGAACTAGACCAATCCAACACGCTGAGTGACCAAGCATATCGTGAAGCGGTTGAAATGTTACCAAATATCTTTCATGCGAAAGATGAGAATGAACAATGGTTGTTAGCAACAACCGAAAAGTGGTGTCAGGATCGTGCAGTCTACCTTGCTATCATGGAGTCTATCTCTATCATTGATGGCAAGCACCAAGACTTAAATAAGAATGCACTTCCTGAGATCCTACAGAATGCGCTGTCGGTTACGTTTGACACGAACATAGGTCACGACTACCTTGAGAACGTTACAGAACGTTATGCCTTTTACCATGAGCAGGAAGAGAGAATACCTTTCGATTTAGATTACTTCAATAAAATCACGAAAGGGGGTTTGCCAAATAAGACGTTAAACATCGCATTGGCTGGTACAGGTGTAGGTAAGTCTTTGTTTATGTGTCACGTAGCCGCCAGTGCACTCGCACAAGGGCGCAATGCTCTCTATATTACTATGGAGATGGCAGAAGAACGTATTGCTGAACGTATCGATGCGAACTTATTAAATGTTCCTATTGACCAGTTAGACCACTTATCTGAAGATATGTTTACACAAAAGGTTCATAATATTGCACATAGCACTAAGGGTAAACTTGTCATCAAAGAATACCCTACTGGTCAAGCACACACTGGTCACTTTCGAGCATTGTTAAATGAACTGAAAATGAAGAAGAAGTTTGTTCCAGATATCGTATTTGTTGATTACTTGAATATATGTTCTTCGTCTAGAATGAAAGGTATGGGTGGTTCGATAAACTCATATACATATATTAAAGCGATTGCTGAAGAAATGCGTGGGCTTGCTGTAGAGTTTGATGTGCCTATCGTATCAGCAACACAGACAACACGTTCTGGTTTTGCAAACTCAGATCCAGGTTTAGAAGATACGTCCGAGTCTTTCGGTCTACCTGCTACTGCTGACCTGATGTTTGCATTAATATCAAACGAAGAACTTGAAAGTCTTGGTCAGATTATGGTTAAACAGTTGAAGAATCGTTACAATGATCCAGGTGCGCACAAACGTTTTGTTGTGGGTGTTGATAGGTCTAAGATGCGATTATTTGATGTAGATGAAGCAGACCAGACTTTGATGAATGATAGCAACCCTGTTACTATGAATACATCATCGACGAATGATAAACTAAAATCAATAAAAATATTATCATAGGAGAAGTCTATGGACATGTTACATCATACTATTATCGCATTATTATGTATATTTGTGGCGTATCAAGTTGGTCGTTGGTTTGGCTATAGAAAAGGTGTAGGTGAAGTATGGACAATGCTACTATACGTTTTTGATGCCAAAGAAATAGATGTTAACGAAGAGTTCGAAGTGATTGTGACAAAACATGATGGAAAATCAAAGAAGGTAAACTAATAATGAAAACTGACAAATATAATCGTAACCTTAAAGGTGTAACAGTAGATGTGTATGATGTATTAAAAGCATTTAATGTAACATGCCCTGCTATGCAACACGCCTTAAAGAAAATGTTATGCAGTGGCTTACGTGGTCATAAAGATACTAAGCAAGATAAGTTAGAAGCGATTCAATCTATTGAACGTTCTATCGAGTTAGACAATGTATCCGAAGAGACTGTTGAACAGCACCTATTCGATTATACTAACTGGGTGACATCTGCACATACAGATCCAGTAGGTTATAATCAAGCAGTATTGGATTACTTTAAGGCTAAATCATGAGCAATGATATATTTGATTTTGGCTTCACTGCGGTAACAGAAGACGAACTAGAAGCCGTACAGAAATCAACAGAATCGAAAGATGAACTTGAAACTCGTTTAGATTTGTTGTATAATAGTATATTACCGTTACTTGATAATCTGAAGAAGAATCCAGAGAAAGACTACATTTACTGGCCTAATCGAACAGAGAAAGTTGATTCATTTCAGGATCATATTTACAAAATATATTCTGGAAAACAGTAATGAATAAGCCTGCATTCAAAGAGGCTGTAAGTGACACTGCTATAGCAACACCTCTAAATCTTCTGATTAGTTGGGGTATGTTAGAACTGTGTTTGATGTTGGGAATGAATGCTTTTACAACATCGTTGGTCATGACAATAGTGTTCTTTGTTATTGCTGTGATAAGAAAATATTATATTAGACTATGGTTTGAAAGGAGAAATAATGCAAAAGAATGATTTGATTCCAAATGTAACATTTAAGACACGAGTACGTGATGAGAGCGTTGGCGGTCCTAACCCATTTCGATGGGAAGATGTAAACACTCACGAAGAGTTTGCGGGTAAGCGTGTGGTTTTATTCGCACTGCCTGGAGCCTTTACACCAACATGTTCTACCTATCAGTTGCCAGGATTTGAGAATAATGCAAATGAGTTTGAATCATTAGGTATCGATAGTATCTACTGCTTATCAGTCAATGATGCATTTGTTATGAATGCCTGGGCTAAGAATCAAGAGTTGAAAACTGTCAAAGTATTACCAGATGGCAATGGTGAGTTCACTGAGAAGATGGGCATGAGCACTGACAAATCTGGCATTGGCTTTGGTACACGTTCATGGCGATATGCTGTAGTTATCCATGACAACAAAGTTGAACAGATGTTTGTTGAGCCTAACGAGCCAGGTGATCCGTACGGTATTTCATCACCAGAAAACTTACTTAACTACTTGAAAGGAAATGATTATGAATCTTGATAAGTTTACTGAAAGCGCACGAAAAGGTGTCGTAACTGTTAACTTCACAAAAGTGAATGGTGACAAGCGTACCATGCCTTGTACTCTTAGTTCTGACTATATAGAAGGTGAGTACGTATACGACGAAGCAAAAGAAAAACAGAATGAGAAAGTTCAATCTGTTTGGTGTGTCGATGCGCAAGGTTGGCGTTCTTTTCGTATAGAGAATGTCATTGATTGGTACGAAGGATATCCTAATGAAGAAACCGCTTAGGCAGGATATGATTCAGGCGTTAAAAGACCAGTTTGAATCCAGCATCCATTTACATCGTGTAAATGTAGAGGTTTATCTCCAGAACCCCGTTGGTGTTGGTGAACATACTGATACGCTTGAGTCTATCACCAAAGAACTAGAGCAGATGTCACACTACAATGACTTGCTCGAAATGCTCGAAGGTTACTTCGAAGAGTAAATACAAGCCCTCGCAATGAGGGCTTTTTTATATCTAAAAAACTTTAAAAAAAGTGTTGACAAATACTATAACTATGTTATTATATCATTGTTGTTTTGATTGAGAGAGAATATATTATGAACGAATACTATGCTTACAACGGAAACTTATTGAAGTTTGAACCAGCTGGTTACACTGGTCCTTACATGTATGATGTCATCAATGGTGGTATCGTTACTGAAGACCAGTTTCCTATAGTGCTTCCTAAAGCAGTGAAAGTTGACAACCCTAAACTGTTCTTAAAAGTGAAAAAGATAGAACTTGAAGAACGCATCAAGAATGCCGAGTTAGAAAGGTTCGAGGTTGAAACTCAATACGCCTACGATGAAGTCAATGTCCGTCTTCGTGACCATTACGAAGAACTGAGAGAAGTCGAATATTATTTAGAAAATAAGTAAAAAAAGTGTTGACAAATACTACAACTATGTTACTATAACATTGTAAGTTTGATTGAGAGAGAATATATTATGATTGGTAAAGAAAAGTTTTTAGAGTTTCGTGATTACGTCCACAACTTCTACGGTAAAGATGGTATCTATGACCTTGGTTGTGGTATTCCCGACATCGAGAAAGCCATCTACGTTTACTTCGGTCAAATGCAAGTCATCGAGTGGATGGACTGGGGTGACGGTGATACTGTTGACCGTGAACGTGTTCGTTATATTCTCGAAGAAGACTTTGGGTTCGCAGAGTTGAACCCACCTAAAGACCGCATCGAGATTACTATTTAATGAAAAAAAGTTTAAAAAACTGTTGACAATGTTTTTATTTCATGTATAATGGTTTTGTGAGTTGGGGTTAGCCCCACAGTTTTTACCCTTGAAGAGAGAGATTACATTATGGCTTTTATGAACAAAGAACGCAAGAACGAACGTGCTCCAGCTATTCGCAAGATTTTGAAACAGTACGGTCAGAAAGGTACTTTGAGTGTTCAGAACTACAGCACTTTGAAGTTGAAGATTCGTGATGTTGTGGGTATGTTTGAAGACTATTTCGAGAATGATTTTGAACGTCAGTACGGTTTAGGCATCAACCATTACTGGGTAGAGAAGAACTACGCAGACAAACCAGAAGTTGTTGAGATGTTAGTTAAGTTGAGAGAAGCGATGTACGGAGAAGATTACTTCGACGAGAGCGACGCAATGACTGATTATTTCCACACTAGTCATTACATCGACATCGAAGTTTTACCAGCATTACCAGCCAAGTAAGGAGATATATTATGAAAAAATATGATTATACAGCAGTAGAGAAAGCAGTTGATAACTTTTCAATGTACTTCAGAAATCAACATGAAGACATTGGTCATTCATATGCAAGTGCCCATGGTGCACTGACTGCAAACCTACACATGCTCTTAGTACGGGCACTTCGAAGTGAAGATGAAGTGTTGCAAGAATACGCAACTGAGATGGTTGAACGTTTCCGTGATATCCATTTGAATAGACAACAGATAACCATTTAGAGGAGAATGTATAATGAAAGTGACTAAAGCGAAGTTGACCAAGAAAGGTCGTAAGATTTTAGAAGCAAACACTATTAAAGACAAAGATGGATTTATCTGTTTGAAAAGTTATTATAAGAAAGTTGTTGAGGAGAAAGATTTAGCATGGTAAAAGATAAAGTAATATTAGTAGATTGTGATGGTGTTTTATTAGATTGGGTCTATGCATTCAATCAATGGATGACTCGCCATGGTTTTAAAGAAGTTAATACAAATGTGTATGAGATACACGTTCGGTACAACATCGACAAGAAACTATCAAAGATGTTAGTTCGGATGTTCAACGAGTCTGCCACGATTCGTAAGTTACCACCATTGCGTGATGCAATCAAGTATGTTAAGAAGTTACATGAAGACCACGGTTTTGTGTTCCATGCTATTACTTCTTTGAGTGACGATTACTACTCACAGCATCTACGGACTAAGAATCTGATTGAAATGTTTGGTCCTACAGTGTTCGAAAAATATACATACTTAGACACTGGTGCTGATAAAGACGAAGAACTTGCTCCATATCAAGGCACTGAATGTTATTGGGTTGAAGATAAACCCGAAAACGCTGTGTGTGGTGCTGAGTTTGGCTTGAATAGCCTGTTAGTTAAGCACGACCATAATCGTGACTTCGAAGACGAACGTGTTACTAAGGTTCGTAACTGGAAAGAAATCTATGAACACATTATAGGAATCTGTTAATGACAATCAAAAAAGCATTGAAAATAAGTTTAGTGATAGTACCAGTACTTTTATGGGATATGTTTTATTATGTTTTTGAAAAAATATGGGATGTGGTAGAGTATATCGATGAAGAAGGTGGTATGCTAGTCGCTGATTTTTTAAGAGAGGAATAGAAAAATGAGTAAAATGGGTAATCTAATGATTGACATCGAAGCGTTGTTAAGACAAGGCAAGACAGTGAAAGAAGTGTGTAAAGCACTTAAGATTGATAAACTTTTCGTAGAGAGTGTTTATGCAAGAATCCAAAGAGAAGACTGGGCTGAGTTGGGCTAGACGTGCTTGGAGGATTTGGGCGAAAGCCTTAGGTTCTAAAGAGAGTACTGACAATCGTGAAGCAGATAAAGTTGCGATTGTCAGAACCTTTTTGTTTGTGTTCGTGGTTATTACTGAACTACATATCATAGCAAATGTTTGGTTGAACCACTTTTAAGGTGAGATATGAGTTCAGTTACACGTACAAGACACATTGCCAAGACACTATCTTGGCGCATTTTAGCCACAACAGACACGTTTATTATTACGTATTTTTTGAGTAGTTACTTCGGTATTGAACAAGCCGTCGCAGTTGCGGGTAGTGTTGCGACACTAGAAGTTATTACTAAAATGTTTTTATATTATTTTCATGAGCGAGTCTGGTACAAATATATTAAGTTAGGAATAAAAGATGCCGACGTATGATTATAAATGTTTCAATGAAAAATGTGAACATGAGTTCGAAGCAATACAGAAGATGATGGATGATCCAATCACATTCTGCCCACAGTGCAATGAAGAGACAGTGAAGAAAATATTCAAAAGCGCAAGCAAGCCTATTCTAAAAGGTTCTGGATGGACCGGAAGTAATCTTACCCGAAGATAAAAAACAGTTGACGTTCGTTATAAAGTTATGTTATTATATGTTATGAAATCAAAGTGAGGTAAAATATTATGTGTGGTTCTTATACAGGTGAATTTGATATGAACGGTTTTCAAAAAATGAAAGTTGCACTTGAACATCAAGGCTGGTATGTCGGATGGGCAGAGGGTTACTTTCAAGACGAAGGTTGGTGTAATGTCCCATATGAGTTTCCGTACGGTCATCCCCATGCAGGTAAAGAAGTAGACTTCGATAAGTGTTTGTTCAATATCATCCAAGACGTTGAACTCGAACACGATTACCTCGCAGAACTTTCTCGTAAACTTGATGCTGGCTTGATTGAAGAAGAAGAACACGATGACTTGTGCGACGCATACTTTGATAATGAAGAGTATGAAGAACTGAGTATGACACCCGAACAAGCAAGTGGTTCTTGTTTCTGTTTTGGTAAAGTTGAGACACTCAAAGAAATCATTCCTATCATTGAAGAGTGTGGATGTACAGTTGATTGGAATGGTTCAATCAAAACAAGACCATATATTAGTTGGA